CGGGAAAGCGGCCTCCGGTGGTTCCGCTTTGCATAGCCGCTGCTTTGCTGGTGGTATGCACCTGCATCCTTGGCTACCGTGTCTCCGTGCTCACGGCAGCGCGGGATGACCTGGCAGCGGAGAATGCGGAATTGCGCTCCAGGGTTTCCGCGCTATCCACTGAAAAGACGCAACTGCAAGAAAAAGTGAACGACCTGGAGGCTCGGAACGAGGATTTGTCCGGCTATCTTCACGACGCCACTTTTCTTTACAACAACATTGGGTTCATCGTCGAAGGGTCAAACCGTTATCACAATTACGATTGCCCTGTGTTCCAGGGTGCTGACGAATACTGGGCGCATAATATAGAATACTGCGAGTATCTGGGGTACTCGAAGTGCGGAAATTGTTGGTGACGACATGAAAAAATGGGAGCAGGGATGACCTGCTCCCATTTCTTTACCATTCACTGGTGTAGACGGTCCCCCAGAGGAAAGCCCGCTGCTCGTCGGTCAGGCCGGAGAAGTCCTCCAGCCATTCCCGCACATGGTCGCTCTTGGCCTCGCCCTTCACGGTCTTACCGTCTGCGTCCTTGGTCCCTTCCATCTCGTTGTAGGCGGTGTGGAACAGGACGTACTCCCAGGGTTCGATGCCCTGGGCCTCTGCGTCGTCAGCCTGGGCCATCCACTTGGTGCTGACCTCGTACTGTCCGTCGGAATGGTCCGCCAGGGCGCTCTTGTCGGCCAGATCATAGGCCGCCTTGAGCACCTTGTCGCGGGTCTCGTCGTCCATTCCCCGGAAGATGGGGCTGCTCGCCAGGTCGTCGGCCATGCTGCGGTAGTCGTTGGCCCGCTGGTCGGAGTATGCCCGGTAGGCGCTGCTCCCCAGGTCGTCCGCGCCAAAGGTCTCCTCCTTCTCCTTGACAGGGACGTATTTGTCCCTGCTGCCGATAAGGTCCCGCGCCCTCTGGGGCAGGGTGTAGTCCGGGTCCTTCTCAACGGCCTTGTTGTAGCGGCTCCGCATGGCGCTGTCGATGCTTGCGCCGTCCACGCCCATGCTGTTCATCAGGTCGTCCCTGATGTGCTGGTAGGTGTCCATGTCGCCCTGCTCCAGCGCCCGGTACAGAATGGCGTAATAGCGGTTCTTGTTGCCGGTGTTGGAGATGTTGTAGATAGCCTTTTCCATCTCATACTGGAGCGGGATGTTGCCGGTCTCCACCGCCGCGCTCCGGGCCAGGCCCCACATATCCCGCGTCAGGTTGGAGGCCGGGATGCCGAACATCTTTGCACAGGCGGCCAGCAGCCCCTTGAGGGCGTAGGCCCTGGTCCGCTTGCCCTGGCCGTCGGCGCTCTGGATGGCCGTCTGTCCGGCCTGGATAAGGTCGGACACGATCTCCATTTCCGTGCGGGACACGTCGTAGCCCTGCATGATGGACAGCGCGTCCTTTACAAAGGGGATTTGCCCCAGGGGGTTCATGTTGCTGCCGACGTTGCCCTCCATGATGGCGTTCCAGGCTTTCTCCCAGGGGGTCTCCTCGTCACCGGAGATGCCGGTGAACGCAGCCCGGAAGCGCTCCCAGTATTTTTTATCTTCGTCATCGTCGCGCATGGCGTCGATAAGGCTCTGGGCCAGAGCGTTGACCACGTTCGTCACCACCAGGGCCGTGGCCGCCCGGCCCATCGTCTTGATGGCCTTGCCGCGCTTCTGGCTGTTCTGTTCGTAGCGCACCTGGTCATAGGCCCGCATCAGCAGGTTGAGGCTCATTATAGGCTCGCCCATGAAGCTGGTCGCCTGCTTCACCACCGCGTTGCTGGAGCGCATGATGTTGGACCGCTGGAGCACGCCGTCTACCACCTGGGTCTGGTCGATGACCTCCGCGAACAGCTTTGCCGTCTGTCGGTAGAACGCCTCGCTGCCCTTGGTGAGGCCCTGGTGTTCCCGCGCCGTGGCCCACTCGCAGGCGTTCCACAGCTTGCCCCAGGTCACGGCGTCCGCCGCGCCCGCAGGGGCGGAAAGGGCGTCGTTCAGCTTCCGCACGTTCGTCCGGTTGTCGAACAGCGTCTCGGTCATCTTGTAGGGGCTGGAGATGTCGAAGCCGCCCGCATCCTTCCGCATGGCGATGGGGGAGTATTGCAGGGCTTTCTTCCATCCGCTGCCCCGCGTAACGCCTCTTGCAAGGCCCCGCGCCATGTCCTGGGGGTCCAGTACCGCCGCCGCCCGGAAGAACGCCGTGGGCTGCTGGATGACCACGCGGATGTTCGCGCCCACGGCTGCGCCCTTGAAGCCGCCGATGGTCTTTCCGGCGATGTCCCACATGGGGCTGTCGCCGGGGGCGTTGATGCCGTTCTGGATGTCCTCCATCAGGTTGTGCCAGTATTTTTGACTGCCGGGGCCGCCCACGCGGTCCAGCAGTCCCTTGATGGTCTTGCCGGTTGGGTTGCCCTCCTCGTCCCGGAACTGGTAGTTGAACAGGCGGTTGATGTCCTCCATCGTGCAGAGCCAGGAGGCATAGTCCGTCATGTCGGAGGCGTGGTTGGCAAAGGTGGTGAAGATGCCCGCCAGGTCCAGGGCGTTGCTCACGTGGGGGATCGTGGTCTTTGCCATGCCGATGTTCTTAATGGAGCGAGTGTTGTTGCCGCCCTTTTCGATGTTGCTGTGCAGGCCCTCCTTGGCCGATTTGATGGGCCAGTAGTCGCTCTCAGTGAACTTCTTATAACCATAGGCTTCCATGCTGGCCTTGTTGCCGTAGTCGGCCAGCACGCCACGGGTCAGTCCTTGCAGGCCGTCCGCGATCTTCACCTGCTCCGGTGTCAGCGTCCCGGTGATGTTCACCAGGTCGCCCTCCGTCAGGCGGATGCTGTCCGTGCCGCGCCGGATTTGCGAGGTTTTGATCTCTGGCTGCACCACGCCACCCTTGAGCAGATGGTCGTGGGCCTGCTTGCGCTTCACCAGCTCGTACAGCTCCATCACCTGGGCCGTGGAAAGGGTCAGTTTCTCGCCTCGCTCCGTGGTGAAGGTATGCGTGGTCGCCTCCAGCTTCTTCACCGTCTTGGGGTCCACGATCTTGCGGACCTCCTCGGCCACATGGTCCACCATGAGCTGCTGCTGGTCCTGCGCGTCCCGCAGCATCCGGTAGACCGCCTTGCCCGCCTCTCCGTAATGGGAGAAGAAGGTGTACGGGGTCTCCAGGTCAATGAGGGCGTGGTTGCGGGTCAGGCTGTTCTTGGCCCGGCGGCTGCTGGTCCCGATGGAGATAGCCTGCGCCCAGTCCGCCGTCCTGGCGTACTTG